GAGAATATTGACACTTGATAACACACCATTTGACCTAGATCATCTACCAGAAGAAGTAGATGATATGCGGTTTGCTATATTTGATAATAGTGATCCTAAAGACCCAGACTATCATTACATTCCGCTGATTTTTTTAGAAAGCTTCACAGCACCTGCACTGGTCCTACGTATTGGTGAGCACAGAGTTCGCATGCCAGTAGACTGGCAAATCTTGATTGGAGAACCAGATCTAGGTGACTTAGAAGTGTTACCGTTAACCAGTATCAACGATCGTGGGTTTAAAGCGTTTCAATTTAATCCGTTGAGTAGTTTCCGTCCTAGTTTTTTAGACATTGAAATTATTGACGTGTATCAAGAAGTTACATGGTATGCTCCTAAGTTAAAAAATGGTCAGATGCTGTGTGTGCCCGTGGGCGAAGGTGAAAAACCTGACTGTGTGTACTTTGTTAAAGACATTAGTCGCAACTGTGAAGTGGTAAACTATAACCAGGCCTGGTAGTGACTGAAGTTAAGATTTTGCTCCTAGTAGAAGGATGGAAGAATTCTGTGGAGGTAATTAATAAATTATATTCAATTCCTCCTACAGAACCTGTAGTAATCAGTACCGAGAGTGAAGGATTTAGTTTAAAATCACTTGGAGTTTTACAAGCAATAGATCAATGGGTAGTTGATACCGGAAGATCGCCCAATACAGTAAAAATTGACACACCTAATCAATTTGAAAAAATAAATTATCAATTTTTAAATCCACAAACAATGTCACACTTTTTTTTAAATACATTTGTTGGTGAATATTTTTGTCCGCCAAGACAACTTGCTCAGTCTAACAAACTATTTGGATTATTTGTAGGACGATATACTTCCGATAGAAACGCAATAGCTAGAGATATTTTAGCAACTTGTAAACAAAATTTTTTAATGAGTGTTATGGATAGCAACTATCGACCTAATGATTGGTGGGATCCTGACGTATATGCAGTTGGTTCAATTGATAATCAACTGGTTCAAAATCACTACAGAGATCGGTCCGGCTACGTTGGAATTAATCTCAACTTTAGTTTATTACAATTTTATGATCAATTTGAAATTGAATTAGTGTCCGAAACTTTTTTATACGGACAAAGTTTTTTTCCTACAGAAAAAACAGTAAGACCAATTGTTGGGTGTCGGCCAATGTTAATAAATGGACCCATAAACTTTTTAGATAATTTAAAACAGTTAGGATTTAAAACATTTGAGCAACTTTGGCCAGAGGATTATGATCAGTACGAATTTCCCAAACGCTGGGATCAAATTAAATTAACAATAAACCATATTATTGAGCAAGGATATGATCGCAATTTAGCTAATGAGATAGTACAATATAACTATAATCACCTTCAACAGTTAATGGCAAAAAAACATGCTTAAATTAAGCATCAATAACGAAATGGCACAGTTTGATCGTAAAAACAGAGAGTTTTACGATGAACTTACAGTTGAAGAACGTAAAAAGTTTAGCAACTTCCTAATGATACGGTGGGGCTCGAGTATACAAGGTAGTGCAGAATTACAAAACTACTACTTACAAAGTAGTAATCATTATGTTAACAAACGATTTTTTGACATTAACCGCCATCCAAAACTGCAATGGTTATGTGCCACAGCAGTAAGCCCAGGACTAGGCACACAACGGCATCAGTGGATTGCTCCTAAGAAAAAAGAAGCTGGTGCAAGTGGCATTAAAAAACAAATTGCTGAGTTATTTCCGCATCTTAAAGATGATGAAGTAGAGTTAATGGCTAAAATTAATACCAAAAAAGACATAGATGCATATCTTAAAAAACTAGGGCAAGAAACTAAAAAATGAAATACACCTGCCAGTATTGTAAGAAAGACTTTATTAAGGAGTCCAGTCTTGCGGTGCATTCATGCGAGCCGCGTCGTAGACGCATGGAAAAAGACGAAGCAGGTGTGCGCCTAGGATTTCATGCTTATATTAAATTTTATGAGCTCACACAAGGATCAGCCCGGTTAAAAACCTATGATGACTTTTGTGAAAGCCCATACTATCGAGCTTTTGTAAAGTTTGGCCGTTATTGTGTTAGTGTAAAGGCTATTAATCCAGCCCGCTTTACCGAATGGGTACTAAAACAAAATAAAAAGATTGACCACTGGTGCAAAGACAGCGTATATACAGAATATCTAACAGATTACTTGCGGGTGGAAAATGTAAATGATGCATTGGCCCGTGCTATAGAATTTGGTATAGACTGGAGTGAACAACACGGAAACCCTGCAGAGGATTGCCTACGCTTTGGAAATACCAATGCCATGGTCTATGCTGTAACCGCAGGACGTATTAGTCCCTGGATCATTTATAACAGTGAGTCTGGACAAAAATTTTTAGCTGAGTTGGATTCTACACAGGTATCAATGATATGGCCCTACATTGATAGCGATTTTTGGATGCGTAAGTTTAAAGACTATCCAGCAGATCAAGAGTATGCCAGGGATATACTACAGAAGGCAGGTTGGTAATGAGTGCAGATATTGATTTAGATTTAGCTGATAGAGATCAACTGTTACAGTTGATCCAAGCTACGCCAGCACGGCAATTACATCAAGGACAAGTGCGTCGACATAATAGTGGCGTGTATGTTACAGATATTCCGTATGATCCTGTCAATACATGTGCGGCTATCGACTATGAGCAAGCAGAACAGTTGGGGTATTTTAAAATCGACTTGTTAAACATGTCAGTATATCAGTTAATTAAAAGCACAGAACATTACCAAGAGATGCTGGACCAAGAGCCCAATTGGCTACGCTTATGGACTGACTCAGGGTGGGCTAAACAATTAGTACACGTGGGTAATTATACTGCATTACTTGAGACAATGCGGCCAGATTCGGTTCCTAGGATGGCAGCTTTTATCAGTATTATTCGACCCGGTAAAGCGCACCTACAAAACCGGCCATGGGCAGAGGTATTTGAAACTGTATGGGATGGTGATGATAGTAAAGGATTTGTATTTAAAAAAGCACATGCCCTCGGTTATAGCAAACTAGTGTCACTACATATGACCTTGCTTAGTCAACCCGTCGAACAAGTGTAATTGATTTTCTCTTGCTTTTTTTGCGACCCATTTCGCTGAGACTACAAACAGGGCCATGTAGTACTTCTAAATCTTTGTTGATAAAAGTACGCAGGTACGGTTTAAATACGTCCCAGTCGCCCTTGAGGAATATGTTAATGGGTACACTACGATTTGATTCCCACCACCAAACATTGGCCATCTCTAGGAATTGTTGCTTGATTTCCAAGTCTTGTATAGCGCCAAAATCATAGATAGTAGTTATAGCATCATCTTGATTTTGTATTATGCCTACGTATTCCACAGTGGCATATACACACAAGGTTATAAATGGGTATTTTTCTGCTAGTTTTTCAAAGAAATCTGTGTTCATATCTACGGATATTTACCAGACCATTCTGTGACCCTATTCTAAACCGGCTAAATACTCTGTATGTACTCTACCCAGGTCTATATCTATCAACAGCTCACGCGAGTGTTACTCATAGACACAGGCGCGGGAGAAACTTTTACTTATAGGTACGATCCTGTGTACGCAAAACAACTAACCATAAACAAAGGCGTGGACAACGTGCTTTTGTTTGAATTTATTAATCAACAAGAAAAGCCTGTTAATATCACAGGTAGCACGTTTCTATTCCGCGCAATCAGTACCGCTGGCGATCAAATCCTAGTTGAAAAGGAGTTGGTTACCTTAAATGCTCCTACTGGTCGTGCCAAGGTTACCTTAACTTCAGCAGAGTTGCTAGAAGTACTAGCACAACCGGCTACCTACAGCATACAACGTACACAACCAAACGGCGGCCTAATTGAAGCAGTTTTCACTAACGCTCAAGCTGGAGCCCGTGCTCCTGTAAATATTGTGGACAGCGTATTGCCACAGTATGTGCCCAGCGCACCCTTGACAATACCCACACTCAAATTAACAGCTCAGGCCAGTGTTGATGGTACTACCTGGAGCCAATATCCTAGCAATCCGTACTGGGCCGGTAATCCCAACGGTGGCAATTACTGGAATAGTTTTACAAACACAGAATTTTTTAGCAGTTTTATTGAACCAGTTAATGCAGTAACAACGGTACAAATGACCTTGGATGGCTATACCGGAACTATCAAAGCACAGGCCGCGGAAAATTATGAAAGTATTTGGTACAATGTGACCGAATCAACTACCTACTTGAACAAAACCGGCACCATCTACATGAATATTGTGGGCTGGCATCCGTTGTTGCGAGTCTGTTTCAATAATAGTATTTTTGCTGTGCCAGACCAACCCGGTATTCCAGCCATTGCCTATGCTACCACAACTAACGGTGTAGTTACCGGCATCTCGGTGCTCAATGGTGGTAGTGGATATCTAGCACCACCCAAGATCAACATCATTGGTGACGGTGCAGGCGCAACAGCCGAAGCTGTAATATCAGGTGGATCGGTCGTTGGCATCAATGTAATCAGTGGTGGATCAGGCTATTGGTATCTACCTAATGCAGGATTTGGCATAGGGGTATATCCAAATAATCCAAATCAAACTGGCGCCGCGGTAGTAATTAGCACTGGTTATGTCTTGGATCTGTTTTACAGATAAATGAAGTTCAAAAAGATTGTAGGTTTTGGCGACAGTTGGCTCTGGGGCGATGAACTAATTGATCCTGCACTTGAGTTACATCCTAGATGTCATCCTGCCTTAACAGAAAACACACCTTACAGAGAACAAAACTGTTTTCTAGGCTTACTGGGTCAACACTATTTGGTGCCTGTGGAAAATTATGGTATCCCGGGCGGCAGTTTACAAAGTGCTGTGTGGACATTTCTTTGGTGGTTGGACCACGAAACTCATCCTAAAGATTGTTTACTCCTGGTAGGACATACTGATGCTGCTAGATTTAGCTACTATGATCCCAATCGAATTATGGGCCCATTTGACCCAGATTGGCATCGATTTGTTCACAGTGCTTGGCCTGGTAATCCAGAATGGCAACCCTTAATACAACAACAAACTGTTTTAACTGACTGTAGACAAACACAGGCGTTACGATTTCAAGAAACGGTCCTGTTATTTGATGGTGTGGCCGCCAGGCAAGATCTCAATCTAATTCAATTTAACCTGGCCAAACCCATGCGTTTGATGAACCATACCCAAACTATGGCCTGGCCGGACTGGAGTTTTAGTGAATGGTTCTTCAAAGAACTGCCAGCTACCTATCGTAAACCTAGAAACCATCCAACCGAACTGGGGCACCAATTGATACACGATCGCTTGATTTCTCAGATAGATTCCTGTATAATCAAAGGATGATAGATGTAGTTGCATACTTTCCCGGCAAACGAAAACAAACAATTTCTGGCTGGATTAGTTTTAATGCTCCTTGTTGTGAATACAATGGTGAGAGCCGAGACCGCCGTCAACGGGGCGGGTTCAAAGCCAATAATCAAGACTGGAGTTACCATTGTTTTAATTGCGGCTATACCGCCAGTTTTGTTTTAGGACGCAACTTAACATTCAAAGCTCGTAAACTATTACAGTGGATGAATGTTCCGCAAGAAGAAATTGAACGTATAAATCTTGAAAGTTTAAAACACAAATCAATTGAAGGATTATTAGGTGAGCGTCAACAAATAGTAAATCAATTACAAAGTATTGAATTTGAAGAACGAGACTTACCAGCAGTTACACAACCACTTAACGAAAAAGCAACAACATATCTTCAACAAAGATGTATTCCTTTAGATTATCCATTTATGTATAAGACAATGCCACGCCCAGGCATTGTAATTCCATTTACACATGATAATCAAGTGGTAGGACATACCACACGATTTTTAGACGATCGCATACCCAAATATATTCAAGACATACAACCAGGCTATGTGTTCGGCACAGATTTACAAAAAACAGACTGGCAATCAGTGATTGTAGTTGAAGGTGTGTTTGACGCACTTAGTATCAATGGACTGGCAGTGCTACATGCAGAAATTAATGATGCACAGGTTAGACTTATACGCAGTCTTGGACGAGAAGTCGTAGTAGTGCCAGATCAAGATGAAGCTGGCATGAAGTTAATAGATCGTGCTGTAGAACTAGGCTGGGCTGTAAGCATGCCTGAGTGGCCCGCGGACATTAAGGATGTAAACGATGCCGTGATTCGTTGGGGTAGACTAGCAACTTTGCTAACTATAATGCAGGCCAAAGAAACTAGTAAGATTAAAATAGAACTAAGGAAGAAACAACTTGTTAAAAGACTACGGACTTGATGTCCAAAAACTATTCTTAGAAATGATGTTGCAAGACGCAGAGTCGTATGTGCGTGTGCAGAACATTTATAATCCAGAAAACTTTGACCGCAGTCTTAGACCAGCGGCAGAGTTTATTGCCGAACATAGTGATCAACACAAGACACTGCCCACCATTGAACAGATTGGCGCCAGCACAGGGATTAAACTCAACAACATTCCTGATCTAAACGAAGGCCACTTTGAGTGGTTTATGGATGAGTTTGAAGGATTTACTCGTAGACAAGAACTAGAACGTGCAATTTTAAAGTCGGCCGATTTGCTAGAAAAGGGCGAGTATGATCCTGTAGAGAAACTAATCAAAGATGCAGTGCAAATATCACTTACCAAAGACATGGGTACAGACTACTTTGCCGATCCAAGACTACGTATTGACAAGTATTTTAATTCAGGTGGACAAGTAAGCACAGGCTGGCCACAGATGGATAAGATCCTGTATGGTGGATTCAGTCGCGGCGAACTGAATATTTTTGCAGGCGGCTCGGGGTCGGGTAAAAGTCTTGTTATGATGAACATAGCACTAGGTTGGTTGCAAGCAGGACTAAGTGGTGTGTATATTAGTTTAGAACTTAGTGAAGAACTATGTGCCCTGCGTACTGATGCCATGTTGGCCGGAATGAGCACAAAAGAAATTCGTCGTGATATCGATCAAACTGAACTTAAAGTTAAGTTAGTATCAAAGAAAGCCGGACAGTATCGTATTAAAGCATTACCAGCACAAAGTAACATTAACGATATTCGCAGTTATATTAAAGAAGTGCAAGTGCAGACAGGATTGAAGGTGGACTTTATTATGTGTGACTACTTAGACTTGTTAATGCCTGTAAGTGCCAAAGTCAGTCCAAATGATCTGTTTGTTAAAGACAAGTATGTGTCAGAAGAATTGCGTAACTTAGCCAAAGAACTTAATGTATTATTTGTAACGGCGTCGCAGTTGAATCGTAGTGCAGTAGAAGAAATTGAATTTGATCATAGTCATATTAGTGGTGGTATCTCTAAGATCAATACTGCGGATAATGTGTTTGGTATTTTTACAAGTCGTGCTATGCGTGAGCGTGGCAAGTATCAAATACAGTGTATGAAGTCGCGTAGTAGTACCGGTGTAGGTATGAAAATTGACTTAGATTATAATGTTGAAACTATGCGTATTACTGATCCTGGAGAAGAAGCAGGTCCTGTTAATTCATTTGCTAAGGGCAATTTACTAGACAGCATCAAAGCAAAAAGCACAATGATCAACGGAACAGAACCTGTTAGTCCAGTTGACCGCGAAGAAACAGGGCGCATAACGGCCGATGTGCAAAGTGCTAAACTAAAGCAATTGCTAGGACAAATCAAACAGTCATGATATCATTTAATGATATTAAAGATGTACATTTAGAAATTTCTAGTTTATGCAATGCTAGTTGCCCCTGGTGCCCTAGAACATTTTGGGGTTATCCTTACAATGCAGGATACCCTGAAAAGAACTTCACTTTAGAAAACGCCAAGACAGTTTTTGCTGAAGATTTTTTAAAACAATTATTATCTATAAACATAAATGGAAACTTTGGTGATATTGCAATGAATCCTGACGGGCCTGAAATTGTTGAATATTTTTTCAGCGTTAATCCTAATTTAAAAGTTGTTGTTAGCACAAACGGTGGCGCAAGAGATCGCAAGTTCTGGACCAAGCTAGCAAAAACTCCAGCAACAATAGCATTTTGTATTGATGGGTTAGAAGACACTCATCATTTATACAGGCAAAATACCAGTTACGAAACTGTGATTAAAAATGCTAAAACCGTAATAGAAGCTGGCGGTCGTGCAGTTTGGAAAATGATACAGTTTGATCATAATCAACATCAAGTTGACGCCTGTCGCAAATTAAGTCAAACAATGGGATTTTCAAATTTTGAGATGATTGACGACGGTCGCAATACTGCACCGGTGTTTAACAATCGTGGGGAACTTACACATGTGTTAGGAAACTATGTTGGTGAAAAACGGTTTGAAGTTTTATTTCATAAAAAAACAACAGACCAAATTTTATTAGAAGATATTACAATAGATCGTATTCCTGCAAAAAGTGTTAGTTGCCAGACTAAAAAATTAAAATCTATATACATAGCCGCAACTGGTGATGTTAGCCCGTGTTGTTTTACAGGATTTTATCCTAAAACTTATGGTGCTGGACAGTATCACGAAGCAGCTAATGCACAACTAATTCCAATAATTATAAAAAATAACGCATTAGAATATCCTTTAGAAGAATGTATAGAGTGGTTTAAATCCGTTGAAAATGCGTGGAAAATTGACAATTATAAACAAGGAAGACTAGTTATTTGTGATGATGTATGTGGACAAAACTAATAAATAATAAAAAGGTCCTAGACTAAAATGCAAAAAAAGACTCGTAGTTTATTAGAAGAATTAGACACAATGTACATTGAGCGTGATCAACGCCATGTCATTGAAAACCGCGCTGCCAACGTCATTGCCAGTGCTATACGTTTGCTAGAGCAGATTGATTCTAGTTACAGCACTGAAGATGCACAGAATCTACAACGCAAATTACTCAATGCTATCAATCAGCGTGACCCTGGTAAGTTTACTCGAACAGTGAGACGAACAGATGCAAATTCATGAAATAACAAAAACTCAATTAGATGAGGGTGTTGGTAGCTTTTTAGGAGGCCTTGCAGGCGGAGTATCCAATGTTGCCAATAAAGTAGTGGGTGCAATATCACCAGTTGGATCTGCAAAAAACGCGTTTACTTCGGCTGTGAGACCACAGCAAATAAAGATGTTAGCCGACAAAGTTTACAACGGTTGGAAGCAGTATGAAAAAACGTTATTACAAAGTAATCCGGATGCCAGAGAAACACCTATGTATGAACAGGCCTTGACAGCATTTGTAGTTAAAAATTTGTTAGGCAATCAATACTTGCCTAATATTATCAATAAAGATAAAATTACAGCTTTAATTAAACAATTAAGTGGATCCAGTGGTATTACAGAAGCCGATGCTTCAAAAGTTACCGGGGCCGCAAACTCCGGAAGACCAACAGCCGCCGAACAAGAAAAATTTCAAAAAATGGCTGCAGCAGCAGCGGCAGCCGCTCCAAAGACTCCCGAAACACCAACACCCCCCAAAACACCAACGGCTCCTGCCGCACCGTTAACTCCGCAGAAAGAAAAAGATCTTTGGTTACAGTTAACACAGCAGGCCGCTGTGGCCACGGCTCACGCTCCCGGTACCGGTGGTGGCGGCAGTAAACCCAGCAATCCAAAAAATCCCAACGACCCTTCTGCGGGCGATGCCAGAACAATTGCCCAAACATTAAACTCAACACTTGATCCAGCGACAGTAAAAGGTCTTGCTACATTCCTCCAGGCATCGAATTCTGGAGGACATAATCCTAATTTAAAATCTACAGGTAATCCTGTGGCCGACGCCATGTTGATCTTGGCTGGTTTCCAGGGACTTTAATGAACATTCTTGAAGGTGGCAACGTATTCAAAGACGGCAACGGCCGCGCGGTAACACAACGCATCAATCAAACCGATGTAAAAAGTACTCTAGCCTGGTTAGAGGAATTAGTGCCTGGCCTTGACCTACAAAACAATACACTTGGATCCACAGGAATTAAAGATACATCCGGCGATCTAGACATTGCTGTAGATGCAAATAAAGTCACTAAAGATCAATTAGAGCAACAACTTAAACAATGGGCTACTAGCCACGGATTTAAACCTGAGGACTATGTGCGT